TGAGAATTTAAGTCTCCATAGGTTTTTGATCTCATGGTCTTTTTTCGATTTATCACGAAGCCCACCTCTGCAGTGCAGTGGAGCCACGCGTGGTAAAGACCAGAACAACCGGGGTAAAGGATATCGTCTCCGTTTATCAGAGAGGGATGATTCGCGGGGTACCCGGCCAGTCGTTTTGCTCGATCAAAGCATACTTTGTTCAGTAAGCAAAGAACGACAAACGAGCCAAGATTCCCCATCATCGAACCTCTCGTCACAGGATCTACACGTGTGTAGAGCCGCTGTTCGCGAGAACGATCCTCCACCAACTCCTCAACCACACAGTCCCGGAAGCTACTAACGAAAAGCTTCCCCAAATGAGAAGGCAACGACTCGGAGAGAACTTCAACCACCGCCAGTACGGCATCTAAGTTTAGGTTGTTAGTAGACTCCTCGTAATCGCCAGAGATGTACTCGTGGCCTTTGCCCAAGGCGGTTCGGAGAGACTCAAAGTGCGATGCGTTCACATCGCCACGAACAAGCCAGGGTTTCTTTGAGATGTGATCGTACGCTTGCTCGTGTACAGGACGAAGCTGACGCTTCATACTGGCACTTTGCATTGTCACGACCCTCAACTTACCCTTACTCTTCGCGGCGCCGACGCGGCACGCTGGTGAGTCCGTCCTTTCCTCAGAGAACCATAACTGCCCAAATTTATCGAGTCTAGGATCCATATCGAGGATCGACCCACTAGGCGCAACAGATAAGGTTCCCCCGCCCTCACGCTTCATCTCGAGACAGCCCTGTTGATCAGGCACGTACACTCTTCCCTTTGTCCCCTTCCACCATTTCCTTCCCATCTCCTTCCTTACTCTTCTCTTGATATCGGCGAGGACTTCGGGTGCAGTATTTTGCACAGTCCTTAGCGCCTTATCTTTCCACTTCTCTATAGCGGCCATCTTCAACTTGCCGTCGCACTTGCGACAGGGTTCGTCGAATAGAGTCTTGGTCCCTTTGATTGAATTGAGGTACCTAAACCGATATTCGCCCTTCCTACAGTCGTTGATCGACGTCCACTCCTTCCACCTCTCCTGCAGGGTCTCACAGCTTACTGGTCCATCAACAACGAAGGTCTGTTTACACAGACCCTCCTGTCTTAGGACCTCGCTAACGAGACGCAGGTTACTTGCCGTGCGTTGTGCCGAAGGGCACACGCGGCGAGAGCCTGTCGGGTGAGATATCATTTGACAATAATCTCAAGACAAGTTCTTGCGATGGGTTCACTCGGTATT